AATGGTGAGAATCCTCGCAAAAGTGAGGATTCTTGCCTTTTCTATCCAGATTTGCTATAATGCAGCCTATGACTACCTCTGAAAACGCCAAACTCCGCAGCTTGTTCCAGGACAAGAAGCGCAACACATACACGCGGGTGATGGCTGGTGACACCTTGCGTGCCAACCTTGTCCGCGATGGTGAGAGCGCAGAAGCCGAACTTGTCGCGACAGGCATCATCAACATCGGCACACCTTATCAAGCTGATCCGCTCATTGACATCACTAAGCGCACAGAGGTCTACGACGCCCTCGAACGCGCATACATCACCCTGGCGCCCAACGACTTCCATAGCTATCTCATAGCGCTTGAGTGGAACCGTCCTGTCCATGAGCGCTTCTATCAGCCTCGTATGGCCGTGTTCAAGCCCATCGTGGATGATCTCACAGCAATGTTCGTCCACGACAAGTACGACATCTATGGGGTCTCTACGCCTCCTCGGATAGGCAAGACGACCCTCGGCATCTTTCTCATCTCGTGGCTCAACGGACGGCGCTGTGACAGCCCGATACTTGCCATCAGCTATGCTGAGAAGATCACCAAGATGTTCCATCAGGGTCTCCTGGAGATATACGATGACCCTGTGACATACAACTACCACAACATCTTCCCGAAGCTCGACCTCGTTGATACGAGCGCGAAAGACCTCACTGTTGACTTCCGCGATGATGGCGGCAAGGCGACACGGAAGTACAAGAGCTTCACTGGACGTTCTATCGACGGCCAGTTGACCGGCGCCACTGAAGCCCGCCAGCTCCTCTATGTGGACGACTTGGTTGAGGACATCGAGGAGGCGATGAACAAAGACCGTCTCGACACCCTCGATACGAAGCTCATCGCCGATGCTCAGAGCCGGAAGAAAGAGGGCTGCAAGGAAGTCCACATCGGGACCCGCTGGTCGCTCCATGATCCGATGACGCGTCTCGAACGGCGGCATGAGGGGAATCCGCGGGTGAAGTTCGTCCGTATCCCTGCGCTTGACCCAGAGACCGACGAATCGAACTTCGACTACCCCTACGATGTCGGCTTCAGCACGGCATTCTATCGTGCTCTCCGTGATGACTACGTAGAGAAGAACGACACGGTGACGTGGGAATGCGTCTACCAGCAGAACCCCATCGAACGTGATGGGTTGTTGTTCCCAGCAGATGAGTTGACCTATGTGACCTCGCTGCCCCCGCTCGACGGGGAACACGGGCCTGATGACAGGTTCGCGTTCTGTGATGTGGCGTTCGGTGGCAACGACTTCCTAGCTATGCCTATCGCCTACCAGTGGGGTGATTCGGCTCCCATCATCGTGGACGTGGTGTTCCTCAAAGGCGACTACAAGCTCACGGAACCGCTCGTGGCGGGTACGCTCATCAGTCGCAAGGTGGCTCGGGCGGTGTTCGAGGCCAACAACGGCGGCGACTTCTACGCGAAAGACATCACCGCAGAACTGAAGGAGAAAAACCACGCATGTTTCATCGTGGCGAAGCGGGCAGACTCCACCAAGAGCAAAGAGACCCGCATCATCCAGTACTCGCCTGACATCAAGAGCTTCCTGTTCCTCGATCCGTACTCAGACTTGGCGACTCCGATGTACCGGCAGTTCCTCAACCAACTGACCACATACACCAGCAACGGCAAGAACAAGAACGACGACGCCCCAGACTCACTCGCTGGACTGGCCGCGATGCAGCGCACCAATCTGAACGCCAAAGTCCAGGTATTCGACCGGCAACACATCTAGGAGGCCGATTCTTTGAAGCGCACACGCGATTGGTGGGAACCAAGAGCACATCTGAGTGGAGAACAACTAGGACGATTGGAGAACACCGACGGTGGTACAGCGCGACGTTGGATTCGAGAAGCGAAAGCCGATCCGACGTTGTGCGACCTCTGGGGATTACAACCCCAGGATGATGCCGAAGTCGAAGAAGATGAGGAACTACAAGCGCTTGGGTTGTTCTCGCCACCGCCGGTCGGTCCGGCCATCCTCCTCTACGATATCGAGACAGCCCCTGGCCTGGCGTGGGTGTGGGGAGCATACGAACAGAACGCCATAGCGTTCGAGCAGGACTGGTATATGCTCTCGTTTGCATACAAATGGGCTAATACGCAGGATATTGGATTCGTGTCCATCTTCCAAGACCCAGAGTTCTACCCTGACACCACCAACGACAGGTACGTGGCCGAGCGATTGAGAATGCTGTTCGACAAAGCCGATGCTGTCGTAGCTCACAACGGGGACAAGTTCGATCGTAAGAAGTCGAACCAGCGCTTCCTGAAGTGGGGGTTCACACCGCCGTCGCCATATCAAAGCATCGACACGAAGAAGATAGCCACCACTAACTTCTCCCACTTCTCCAACGCGCTCAAAGAACTCGGGCGGGTGCATGAGCTTGGCGACAAGGAGCATCACACCGGCTTTGAACTCTGGCGCGAGTGTATGCGCGGCAATCCTGACTTCTGGAAGGTCATGGAGAAGTACAACAGGCAAGACGTGGTGCTCTTGGAGAAGGTCTACAACATCATGCTGCCTTGGATGAACGGCCCTGGCAAACAGACGAAGGTCAACCAGGGTTTCTGGCATGGAGGCAAGATGGTCTGCCCTACCTGTGGTCACGACCATCTGACTCAGAACGGCTATCACCGGACGAGCGTATCATCGTTCCCCGCGTACAGGTGCGACAGATGTGGCGCTTATTCGCGGTTCCGCAAGCAAGATGTGGACGAACCCAAGCCCCAGTTGGTGTAGAAAGGACGCGTCATGGTCACGAGCAACATCCCCAGTGATGCCTTCACGGGTCGAAGCGTTCTTCGCACCGACCTGAGCGGCGCCGACCTTCTTGATGCTGAGAAGGTGAAAGCCGACCTTGTGCGGGTACTGCCATACCATGCGTATAATGCCAGCCAGATAGCCTGGTTGCAGGAGTACCATAGAGGATGGCATCCCTATGTCCAGGAACGGGTCAAGACGACCCGTACCGACGTGGACAACAAGATCACGGTCAACCATGCCTGGGGGTTCACCCGAGACATCGTGGGCTACTTCCTCGGGAAGCCTATCCAATATACCCATAGGCAGGGCAAGTACCGCGTGCAGATGGAGAACTTCATCAACGTCATGCTCGCCGAGAGCAAGGCCCTCGTGGACTATCAGATCGCTGAGGACTGTTCGATCTGCGGGGTCGGGTATCGCGGGATGTTCGCAGAACCGACGGCTCGCAACGGCACGAAGCTCAAACTCCTGCGCCTAGACCCGACTTCCACGTTCGTCGTCCGCTCATCCAACCCGATCGAGCCTCCAGCGTATGCTGTGAGCTTCTACGAAGACCAGGGCAACGATGCTGGTGAGGTATCAGTGTACTACAAGGTCTACACACCTGCGCGTGAGTTCATGTTCAAGTTGAGCCGTTCAGGTCTGGCGTTCGATGTCGGTATCGAGAATCTGGAACTCCAGTATGAGAAGGCTATCAACTTCGGTGGTGGACTTCCTATCCAGGAGTACGAGAACAACCTTGTGCGGATGGGTGATTGGGAGACCTGTATCGCTCTGATGGATGCGCTCGACATCGTGACCTCTGATGGCGTGAACGACATCCAGCAAGCCGTGAACAGCGTGCTTGTGGCAATGGGCATGGAACTCACCGAGGAGAACTTCGCCAACCTGTCCAAGAGCGGCCTTCTGAATGTGAAGGACATCCCTCCTGGTGTCACGCCGGTCGTCGAGTTCATCAATCAGGCTATGGACGCCGACGTGGGCGTTTCCATGCGCGAATACCTCGAAGCCACTCTGCGGGTCATCGTCGGTGTGCCGGATCGCAAGACCCGCGGTGGCGGTGGCGGAGACACTGGTGATGCCGTGTTCATGCGCGACGGCTGGCAGGACATCGACCTTGTGGCCACGGCAAAGGAACAGTATTTCATCCGCGCAGAGCGCGACGCTCTGAGCGTGATGCTGTACATCCTCTCGACGACCAAAGAGGTCAAGAACCTGGATGCCAAAGACATCGCCATCCACTTCAACCGGAACAAGACCTCGAACCTCCAGTCCAAGGCTCAGACCTATCAGACCCTCACGACTGGCGACGCTCCTCTGGCTCCGGTGGACGCTTTGGACATGGTGGGCTTGACGAATAACGTCACAGATGTTATACTACGTGCTGAATCATATGCTTCTGAACGTGCGAAGAAACGCATAGAAGAAGCACAGGCGGGCGCTCCGAACTCACAGCAGGGCGGGATGCCCACAGAAGGGGATGGCGACACCACCGAATAGCGGGGGTGGCGTGCTGACACTCAAAGGAGAGAACCAGGCATGACCTTGACACGAGAGAACTTTGCGAGCGACGAGGACTACGCGGAGTACAAGGCCGATCTCGACCGAGCGCGGAAGCAGGCTTCTGACACGGCATACAAGAACGCCGAGAAGGAGGCCGCAGCCGCACGAGAAGCTGCTATCGCAGAAGCTATCGAAGCAGAACGGCGCAGGATCGAGATGGACGAGCACGAACGGCTTGAGGCCGACCGTGCCGCTCTGGCTGAGCGCGAAGCTAAGCTGGCTCAGGAGCGTCGAGGGCTGACCGCGACCAAGAAGTTGGCAGCAGCGGGATTCGATGATGAGGCTATCAACGCGCTTCTCCCGATGTTCACTTCCCTCGACGACAAGATTCTGGATGGCGCGGTGGAATCATTCATCACGACGAATCAGAACTTCGTGAAGGCTCAGGTCGATGCAGCGAAGGAATCTCTCCTGGGGGCAACCCCGCCGAGCGGTAATCCTGCACCTCCGGTTGACATGAACACCCAGGCACAGCAGTTCATCGAATCCGGCGATGCGGTCGCAGCCGCAGAACTGTTGCTGAAAGATGCAGGTCTCGTCTAATCAAAGAAAGAGGAGTGACAAATGGCACTTCCTACCGGCACCAATGGAGTTTTTGCCCCCGTTCGTCTTGACGGCCTTCTGCTCGCCAAGACCGACACTCGTACCCCGCTGTTCAACATGCTCGGTGGCGTAGCCTCTGGCTCGCGCGAGTTCCTTGTCGGTGCCGAGTACGAGATCGGGGATGCGTCCCAGCCCGCCATCTCTGAAGATGCTTCAATGACGGCTCCTACACCGAGCTACGATCAGCCGACTCAGGCCAAGAACGTCACGCAAATGTTCCACAAGGCCGTTGCTGAGTCGTACCGCAGCGAGTCGGATGTCATGGCCCTCACGGGTCTGCACCTTGCAGGCGGCCAGCCGAACGTCAAGAGCAAGCTGGCGTTCTCTGTCGCTAACCGCACCGCCGAAATCCGCAACGAGATCGAGTATGTCATCATCAATGGTGAGTACAATCTCGCGACGACCTCGGCTCAGGCCGACAAGACCCGCGGTCTCAATGCCGCTATCACGAGCAACGTCGTGGCTGCTGGCGGCGCAGAGCTTGGGCCTGACCTGCTTATCGAGATGGCTCGTGACCTTGTGGCGACCTCGCCGTATGGTCTTGATGGCATCGTCGGCGTGCTGAATGCCGAGCAGGTCGTCCAGCTCAACAAGATCGTGGTCAACGAGGGCCAGCGCATCGCCTATGATGACGCAGGTAGCAACCTTCTGAAGTACCGCACCCCGTTCGGAACGCTGTACTTCCTCGAAGGCGGACATCGCTACCAGCCGAATGGCACCGCCGGTTTCTACCGTCTCGGCATCTGCCGCAACGTGCTCCAGAGCGTCCCTGGCAAGGGTAACTTCTTCTACGAGGCTCTTGCCAAGACCGGCGCCAGCGACTCCGGCCAGATTTTCGGGCAGTGGGGTCTGGACCACGGCCACGAGTGGATGCACGGTAAGATCACTGGTCTGGCAACCACGACCAGCGCTTCCACCGCGCCCAAGGTGTTCATCGAGAATGACGCCGACGCTCCGGTGTACACGCTGGCTGTAAGCTAAGGTAGGCTGACGTGCCTTTCGAGGTAATCCCAGTCTCGAATGCCACGGCTGATGCGATACTGGCGTGGTGTGGGGTCACAAGCCCCACACCCGCCGACATCGCGATCGCTACGATGGCTGCTACCTCGGCTGAGGAGACCATCAGGCATTATCGTGGGCAAGCCGCTACAGAGCCTATCGAGCCTGAATATCAGGCGCTCGCCGTCGAGATGGGTGTGTACGCCTACACCAAACGAGGTGTCGATGGAGTGTTGAGCTTCAGTGAGAACGGCGTGGCTCAGAGCTACGAGCAGGGGTCGTTCCCGAAGTCGATGCTGGCACGCATCACACCGCCGACTAGGACTCAGTAGATGACCAGACAGGCCATAGGACTCAAGCGTGACATGTGGGTCGCGCCCCGCTCTGTGGTCAACGGTGTGGCTCGATTCGGGACCCCTGTACGGTACTCTCTGAACTACACGGGGCTGACTCGGACGGTTGACATCGCAGCGTTTGGGCCGTCATACATGGATTACCGCAGGGTGGTCGCACCCAACGCGGAGATTGAAAACATCAACGAACTCGACAAGGTGTGGTTCGATTCCACCCCGTCGAATCCGGCAGACCCTCTTGCCTCAGACGCGGAGTTCTACGTGCAGAGCAAGATGCCAGGACATCGTGTAGGCCAGGTCATGTTTCGGAGACTCACCCATGACTGAGATGGAACTCCCTCTCAGCGTGGATAACATCCGCAAGCTGGAACGCGCCTTGAAGAACCTGACCAAAGAGATACGGTCAGGCGGGAAGCTGGCTGCTGCCGTTGAGATCGAAGTGGCGAACGCTCTTGCCAAAGACGTAAGCCGTCGCGTCTCAGAAGTGCCGAGGAGCGGCCCTATCGGCGTGGACGGCAACGTGGAAGGCGTCGAGCCGCCGAACGTCATCGTGCAGACTGCGATGGATGGTACTGAGGTTCTGTGGCTCGGCGACCAGATAGCATTCGTAGAGTTCGGCACAGGCGCCAGGGGTGCAGCCGGATTCTATCCGTATCCCGTTGCGATGGGCGAAGCGAACTACCATCCAGACCCTACCAAGAGGTCTTGGTGGTATCCCTACAACGGGTACGCCATCAAGAGCTACGGCATCCCGCCGTATGCGCCGATGGCAAGTGCAGCACTGATGATGGACACGCAGAACCCCGCGAAGCTCCCAGGGGTGCGTAGACTGGTCTCGGAGGCGCTGGCTCGTGCAATCAGCGTATAACGACATACTCACAGCGCTTGGTGAGGCTACATTCTCTATCCCGAACGTCAAGGTACGTAAGCCATACGACGAGTCGGACAAGACATTCCCTAGCGTGGTCTTGCATGAGATCACGAACGAACCGCTGAATCACGGAACGGTCAACGGAGAGACTCGCACAGTCCTCGGGTATCAGGTGGACATCGCCACGACCGATTGTGTGAACACCAAGAATGAAGTCCTTGGGCGCTATGAGGCTAATATGACGCTTCGAAACGAAGTGGTAGAGCTTCTGAACACCGAGTTCAAGTTGACTCGCCGGTTCACCGGCGATCCACAGGCGATTTCGACCGAAGTGGTCGAATCTCAGACGCGCTTCGGGGGAATCCTCGATTCGCATGGCTACACGTACCGACCATAAGAAGGAGTGGGTCAAATGGCTCAGAGCACCGCAGGAATCAAGGTCTATCATGGGGAGTCCACTGTCACCAGCGGGATCCCCGCAATCCCGACTACGTGGTATGAAATCCCCGACATCACAGGCACTCCGGCGATGCACGCCGCGCCGTCGATGATCGACGTGACGCCGTTGTCTGAGACAAGTCAGAAAAGATACGTCCCTGGACTGATGGATTTGGGTGGCGCGTTCGAGTTCCCAGCGAACATGACGGCAGAACTCATCTCGGCTGTCACAACCGCAGCCGCTGATCCTGGCACGGGCAAGGTACGCGCATTCTCGATCGTGTTCCCCGCCCCACTCTCAAAGCGCTACTGGTGGACAGGCGAGATCGAACCGGTCAAGCCTGGTGAGGCGTCTGTGGATGGCGCCGCTACCACGACCGTGTACATCTCGCAGAGTACGCCGCTTCAGGAGGTTGCAGCCTCCTAGCGATAGGGATTCGGCCTAGTAACGTCACGGGCGGCTAGGATAGGGTGGGCGACCAGCCCCAAATGGTCGCGCACATTCAACTCGCTGAAGGAGAGAGCAGCATGACATCGGTAGAACATGAGGGCAAGACCTACGAACTGAACATGACCCGAGCTGGCGTCAGGGCAGCGGAAGCTGCTGGCCTCACCACTGGCGATCTCACTGAGAAGCCTCAGAGTTCGATCGCGCTCCTGTTCTTCGCGGCGCTGTACAGCCGCTACAAGATGAACCCCAACAAGGCCGCGGCCATCCTCGATGATGTCCTCGACAGCGGAGAAGTCGAGTTCTCAGAGCTGTTCGAGAGCCTTGCAAACCAGTACACCGAGCTTTTCGCCTCGGGCGAGTCGGAGTAGCCGAAGCCGATTCGCAGGAATCAGACGGCGAGCAGTTCGAGACTCTGACAGCCTACTTCGAGGCTCTGTGTGTTCAGATGCTCGCCATCGGCGTGAGTTACGATGACTTCTGGCATGGTGATCCGGCTATCGTACGGTTTGCGATAGAGGCATACCAGGAGAAGCAGCGGGATCGGATGATGCATGACGATTTCGTTGCATGGAACGCTGGACGGTACGTGATGATGGCGGTAGGCGTGGTCTTGTCACAGGCGTTCAGCAAGAACTCGTCCGCCAAGTATCCATCTGAGCCGCTGATAGCGACAGAGTTGGATGAGAAACTTGCTGAACAGAAGCGGGAACGGCAGCTCAAGCAGCAGCACGACTCGTTCCTCGCACTTGCTCAGGCCATGCAGATCGCTCAAGGAAACCAGCGGGGCGTTGAGGCATAACCCTCGACGCCCCGTCGAGTAAGGGAGACACGATGGCTGACGCGACCGTTGACCAACTAGCCATCAAGATAGCAGTTTCGGCTGACAAAGCCACAGCCAGTGTGGATGGGCTTGCTCAGGCATTGCGCCGACTGAACAATACGCTCGCCCCCACGATGCGAAACATGCGCTCGTTGTCTCCTACGCTCATTCGGATGGCAAACGCGGCGGGGACAGCCACGACCGCGGCGGCACGCCGAGCCACGTCTGCCGCGGCAGCGAGTACTCTCGCTGTGAAGAATGTGAAGCCTACCTCTACATTCCCCGCCGCGCCATATACCGCTGCCTCAGCCATAACTCCAGCGGTCACTGGCCTTATCAAAGTGAACACCCTCGGTGAGAAGGTCAAGAGCACCGTCGGACGCGTCACCACTAGCCTCAAAGAGATGGGCACCACTGGAAGCAAGCACACCAAGCTGCTCGGGGATAGCTTCATCCAACTGAGAAGCAAGGTTTTCTTCCTCCTGTTCACCCTAGGGGTTCTCGCTAAGGCTTTCGACACGTTCATCGGAAGCGCCTCTGAGTACACTGAGAAAATGCACCTTTTCGGCGCAGTGTTCGGTCCTCTCGGCGAGGCCGCGAACGAGTATGTCCAGAGCATCACATCGGTGCTCGGCATCGACCCCATGAAGTTCGGTGAAAGCTATTCGACGTTCTATTCGATGGCCGCGGCTATGGGTGTATCTTCTGAGGCAGCGAACAAGCTGTCACAGAACTATACCCAGTTGGTGCATGACTATGCGTCCCTTCGCGACATGGACTTCGAGGAAGTGGCGGTCAAGTTCAGGTCGGCGTTGGCTGGTCAGACCCGTTCGATCATCCAGTTCGGTCTCGACATCACGCAAGCCTCGCTTCAGCAGGAACTCTACCGCGAGGGCATCAATGCCGAGATCAGCACTCTCACCAAGGCTGAGAAGGCCATCGTCGCGCATAACCTCATCATGCGTCAGACCGCGTTCGTACAGGGAGACCTGGCTCGCACCATCACACAGCCAGCGAACATGCTCCGTATCCTGAAGGATCAGTTCATCATCGCTGCACGCGCTATCGGTCAACTGTTCATGCCTGTTCTCCAAGCCGTCCTGCCGTGGCTCATCGCGCTTGCTATGGGCATCGCGAAGGTGGCTCAGGCCATCGCTGGATTGTTCGGTATCAAGGCACAGGGGTGGGAGGATTTCGCAACAGACATCTCAGCAGCGGCTGGCGGCACCGACGATCTCTATGGCGGCATGGAGGACGTGGCTGGCGCCGCAGGTGGCGCGGCTGACGCGGCAAAGAAGCTGAAGGACTACATCCTCGGCATCGACGAGCTG